CACACTCAGCCAAACCTGTGCAACAGTAGGTGGCTGTTCGGTATCAGTAACACAAGGTAACTAGTCGGTTGACAAACTTTTAAATATTTGCTATAATATTCGTAATGAAACATATGATCAAGTGGCTAAAAATATCAGCCGGTATAAATCTATATCTATCTGTAATACTAACATTAGTATTAATTGCTCTTGTGACTGATATTGTGTTAGACACATATTGGCACAGCAACGCATACTTGGAACAATTAGGCATTGGTAGTCCTAATTCATAAACACTTATGGTTACAAAATGGTTAAACAGTCTTAGAATATATTCCCTATCTGTTATAGGTATACACTTTTTAATATTTGCATACTTCTTTCCAGTGTTTGTAATAAAAGTTGTGTTTATACCACTTACATTTGTGGTATTTTGGCATTGGTGTGAACTAGTAGTTAGAATAGAAGAAGACAACAGAAATCAAATATTACATTTAATACACACCTCCAATAATCAGCACACCAAAGACTTATTGACGTATGAACTATTTTTACACGATGAAAACAGTTTGTCAGGTAAAACTCTGTTTAACAGTTGCGGCATCTAAATTTTAGATAAATATATACTGTTATAATAACAGATGGTTTTATAACAATCTTATATATAAGGAGAAAATAAATGAAAGAATTAAAAAACGTGTTCTTTGGTATATTTTTTGTAATGTTCGCACAAGGTTGCGCCACTGTTGGTGCTATTTCCGATGGCGTACAACAAGGTGTTGCTGGAACAGTTGATGTTGTTCTAGGAACTACAAGCAATGTAGTTACAACAGTAGTAGACGAAGGATCAAGAATCGGACAAGCAGGTGCAGAACTTGTTGTCGGTGTTGGTCAAACTGCTGGAGACTTAGTTGCTGGTACAGTCGAAACAGTCGCTACAGTTGTTGACGAATCTACTGATGCAGTACAAAAAGAAGAACCAAAAGAAGAACCAAAAAAGTAAAACGCTCATTCTTTAAAATTCCTAAATTTAATTTAGGAAATAAAAAAGAAGACTTACCCTCAGAAGAGGATGAGCAATATTCAGATGAGGAGATACAGGAGTTTATACGCCAGATTAAGTTATATCAAAAACTAATGGAGTACTGTTCCAAAAATCCAAAAGAATGTGAGTAAGTTACTTTTAATTTTATTAACACTTCCTCTGTTAGCAATAGCAGAGGATCGTGTTTTAGACCTTACTTATAATCCCCCACTAGACTACAACTATTGCGATAACAATCCAGTAGAATGTAGACCCCTACCATCACTGATACCAAAATTTGAAATACAACAAAAAGCAACGCCAAAGCAATGGGCAGTATTTTGGACATTTCAAGTATTAGATGCTTACTCAACATCACGGGCAGTAAAGTATGATTGTGTAAAAGAAGTAAATCCACTGTATACAGAACATCCAAGTAACACAAGAATAGTTTTAACAAAAAGTGTATTGCTTCTGCCTGGCTTATTGTATAACGATTATTATAAAACTGTGTCACCAGAGGAACTAAACGATACTAATATGTTATATTCTATAGTAGTTGCAAATAACTTTAGGTTACTTAATCAAGCCAAAGACAGTTGTAATAAAATAAGATAGCAATAAATATATCTGTGTTAAAAGAAAAAGTAATAGAAATCAAACACTACTCAGATAGGCTGTTTAGTTTTAAAACCACACGCGATAAAACATTCCGTTTTAAAAATGGTGAATTTGCTATGATTGGTTTAGATGTAGACACAACTGTAAAAGGCAGTCCTCTACCTAAGAAAACAATGAGAGCATACAGTATTGTAAGCACAAACTATGATGACCATTTAGAGTTTCTAAGTATTATAGTACCAGATGGTCCGCTAACAAGCAAATTAAAGAATTTACAAATTGGTGATGAAATATTAATTAATCCAAAAGTCACAGGCAGTTTGGTATGTGATTATTTGACCCCTAAAGATAATTTAGTATTATTAGCAACTGGCACTGGAGTAGCACCATTTGTTAGTATTGTCAACGACCCTGATACATACAGCAGATTTAAAAAAGTATATTTGTTTCACACAGTAAGAAATGTAAACGAATTAGCATACATAGAATCGCTAAATAGTATAGAAGAAGATTTACCTTTTACTTACATACCAACTGTAACTAGAGAAGACTATGGTAGAACTGGTCGCTTTTGGCAATATGTTGAAGAATTTTTACCAGGTGGCTTCCTCAAAGAAAGAGACGGCATAATGGTGTGCGGTTCTCCAGGTATGAATAAGGAATGTCGTACTTTGTTTAAAACACTAAATTGGCAAGAAGGTAATACAGGCGAAATGGGCGACTTTATGTTAGAAAGGGCATTTGTAGATTGATGGATTCAAACAAAATTATAGATGCTCTTAGGCAAGGAGTAGTAACAGTAGTATTTGAAAAGATAGACACAAAAGAAATTCGAACTATGCCGTGTACTCTTAATCAAGAAATACATAAACAAAGTATTGATATAAAAAAATACGATACTACTAGTGATACAATTATTATGTATGCATTAGATAAAAAAGCATGGCGTGATGTAAGAGTCAATACTATCAAAGAATGGTACGAAGGATATCCAAAAGAATGAAATGGGTTTATAGTGGTTATGCTGTAATAGTATCTATATTATTACTTACAGCACTCCAAGTAGTTGATCCTACACCAATACAGAATTTAAGAAATCAAACATTTGATGCATATCAAAAACTAGACGAAATTAAACAAAGCAACGAAGTTGTTATTATTAACATAGGCGAAAAAAGTCTAGAAACATTAGGGCAGTATCCTTTTCCTAGAACTACATACGCTCAACTCATATATGATATTAGACAAAAGAATCAAGGCATAGTAGGCTTCACTCTTATGTTTCCTGAAGCAGATAGATTTGGAGGAGACGAAGTTTTTGCTTCATGGATAAAGGGTAACGGAATAGTGTTATCTCAGACACCAAGCACAAGAGGAATTAAGACCACAGGACCTCATATTGGCACTGGAGTAATCGGTCCTACAACAGCACAGGACTTTCTCCTAACTTGGCCAAATTTAGTAACAAACATACCTGAACTAGAAGCAGAAGCACTTGGCATAGGCGTAAATGCATCAGCACCACAACCTGATTTTGTTACAAGAACGTATCCATTAGCAATAGGAGTAGAGGGAAAAATATATCCCTCGTTTGCTATAGAAATGTTACGAGTACAAACAGGCAAACCCAGTTACATGATTAAAACAACAGAGATAGGCATAAACGAATTTGCAGTTCCGCCTTTTGATCCTATAGTAACATTGCCAAAAGGCGATGCATATATACGTTACAATAATACGTTTGAAGAAGTAGAATATACGGACATAAACAGTTTACCTAATATGGGTGGAAAGTTTGTTATAGTAGGTGTTACAGCAGAAGGTATTGCTAACCCTGTACCTACTCCAAGAGGCAACATGTATCCACAGCATATACAAGCACACATGCTACAGAACTTTATAGATGGATCAAATATACAGCGGAGCCAGTTATCGTCGCTTATAGAACTTCTGTGTGCGTTGTGTGGTATGATTTTAATAGCCTTAGCGGTGTATAAGTTACCGTTGCTGTGGACAGCACCGATATCACTGCTAATTTTAGGTGGAGAAGCATATGGTAGTGTGTGGTTATATCAAAATAAATTACAATTAGTAGATGCAACTTTTCCTGTGTTAAGTGGATTTTTAGTGTTTACACAATCAGCATTTAATAACTTCTATAAACAATACAAATTACGTCAACAAATCAAAGGACAGTTTGGTACTTATATATCCCCGGACTATGTTGATATGTTAGTTAAAGATCCTAGTCTAATGAAACTAGGTGGCGAAAGAAAAGAAATGAGTTTTATGTTTGCTGACATAGTCGGCTTTACACCTATATCAGAAAAGTATATGAAAGCGGATGACCCAGAAGGATTAGTAGAACTCATAAACAGTTTCTTAGATAAAATGACCAAAATAGTTTTAAAGAACGGTGGCACAATAGACAAGTTCATGGGTGACTGTATAATGGCATTTTGGAATGCACCACTACCATGTGAGAATCATGCTGAGATGGCCGTTAAAACAGCAATAGAGATTGAACTATTAGGTGACGAATTAGAAAAAGAAATGGAAGAACGTGGCTTGCCAAGAGTAAAATTTGGCACAGGTGTAAACACAGGTACATGTATTGTCGGCAACATGGGTGCTGAAACTAGATTAGATTATAGTGTTGTAGGCGATGCTGTAAACTTAGGTGCTAGATTAGAAGCACAAACAAGAGCAGAAGACACACCAATTATTGTTTCTGAATATACTTATATGGAATGCCCTAACATAGCATTTGGTAATATAGGAGAAGTTACTGTTAAAGGTAAAGTAGATCCTGTAAAAATGTACGCCCCATTATTTGACGGCGAAATAAGAAAACTTTACAAGTAATTATTCGTCTGGTGACCAGTGTCCCATAGAACGGAACACACTTCTAGCAGTAATAAGATCCTTCTTTAGTTCAACAAGATAAAAAAATTCAAAAGGCTTTTCACCTATTTTTTCTAATGGATAATGATAGGTTGATGTTATGGTATCTATTGCTGTTATGTCTTTTGCAACACAATTTATAATAGAGTTACGCCACTCGGCATCTTTGAATAAATCAAGTACAAAAGCATGTGCTTCACTTTCAGGATTATAACTGTTCATTATATTGAGTAATTCATAATATAATGCTCTGATAGGATTTAAATTATCTCTGTATTTAGAACTTACAACAGGAAATCTCCACTTGTCTTCTTTGGTACATTGATGCTTATAAAAGTACAAGTATTCTTCCATAAATGATTCATATATGTTTTTTTGACTTTTACGCATTCTACTTGCTAGTATGCGTCTTAGTTTACTTAATAGTTTTAGGTGATATTCAGATAACGATTCATTATAAACATTAAATAAATCATCAGGATTCATACGGCCGTCAATAAATTCGGGCGGTATTTCGTTAGACTTTGCAAACTTTATTAGTAAGTTCTCTAATCTTATCTTTTTAAAATCTATTATATCTGACATTTATGTAAATTTAATATAGTATTAAGTTTTTCGTTACCTTTATTGTAACTTAAGGTTGCTCTGGCACCCTCGTGTAATGGCTTTGGCCATGTACCGATGTCTACCCAAGCATACCCACAACTTTCACCATTTAAATTTGGCATAAATTCGTGTTCTATGACTGCAACAAAACTGTAATACATAAAGTTCTTGTCTTTGCTTTGATAAACATCAATAGGATTTAGTTTATTAATATCTGGAACTAATCCTAATTCCTCATCAAGTTCACGTGTTAAGGCTTCATATGGAGACTCGCCTTTTTCAACAAGTCCTCCCCAAAATCCCCAAGTGTGTTTATGTCGTTTGTCGCTGTTTCTGAATTGTAAAAGTACACGGTTGGTATCAAGAGCAAGAAATAATGTGCCTACCCCTATAACACCTGTGAAAGGTTCTACAGGACTAGAGTCCAATATCCCGGATTGTATTCTCCCTCGTATATGCTCAGCCATTGTGTTCCTGTCCATTTGTATACTTTACTTGTATTTAAGTTCTTCGTAATTGCTGTAGTACCAAAGTTGGCACTTGCATCATATGATACTGTCCACTTTGCACCATCAAATTCAATAATATCGTTTTCTGATGCATCAACATTCCACTCTGGATAACCTGCTTTGGAAAGATCTTCTGTTATTAAATATCGTTGTCCAATTACAAGGTTTGGTATTGTACCATCGCCTGGTACATTACTATGAGGGTTAATAATTTTATCAATATTGCCTATTGTAGAAGCAGGCAATGTGTCAGTATCCAAATTAAATATAAGTTGACTATCATCTGATGGATGTTTTGCAATAGTACCTGCAATATCCTGTGAGTCATCCTCCATATCATTAGTGATTTTTAATTTTAAAATACTGGTGTTATCTTTTAATTCCTTGTCATACAATGCTAGTAAATCAGACCAACTCTTAGTCTCTATACCTCCTGAGTCATATAAAGTTGCAGAGTTGCCCAATATACTAACTTTGTAATTACCTGGCGAAACAATTAAACGTGATTGTATATCAAAACTTCTAAAGAAGTCTGCTATGTCTTCATCATATCCAATTTCGCTTAATGATTGTCCACCAAAATCAGTTATTATATTACTGTGAATCTCATGTATAATACTCTGTCTTTTAACTTTTGCAGGAGGATTAATCCATATAGGCAATATAAATGTTAATGTTGTTACATCAATTTGCTCATCTACTCCTGCCGGAATACTTCTATTAGTAAACTGTATATCTGTTAATTCGACTTCAACAATTGAGGTCCAATCAAACGGATTAGAATTTTGTTGTAACTGTATTGTTGGATTAAATAGAACTAATATCTGTTCCATTAATTGTAATTTTGTATCAGTATTAGGTGTCCATATATCAACTTGCATTGTTAAGTTGTAAGGTACTGGCATATACCTGTTAATAGTATATTGGTTGCCTTGCGTACTTTCATAACTTTGTGTATCTTCGTTAAATTTACGCTCTGTTATACTTTTGGTATCTGTAAAGAAAGGATCTTGTGTCCTATCTCTGGCAATTTGTAAACTTTGGATACTCACACCTATAAAAGGTGTGCTGTTAATAACATTTTCTGAATTTTGTCTAAGTATATGCGAAACCATTCTACTTGGATCTGCATATCTTATAGGCACAGTATTATATCTTTCGTCTTCGCCGTCTCTACTACCTTCTTTGACTTTGAATGCATGAAATATTCTAATAAATTGTAGAATATATCTTCTAATTTGTTCATCATACCAGTACTGCATATTTAATTGTCCGTCTTAGGTTTAACAACTTTACTTAGGTTTGTTCTTTCATTAGTTACAGTACCATCTGTGTTTGTTGTCTCTGTCGTGTTATTTATAAAGCCATCAAGGATTCTGTTTGCACTAGAGAACACTCTCTTACTGTCATCTGCAACTTTCACCCAGCGATTACCTGATTTCTTAAATATCCTACTAGGTGAAAAGTCTGTTCTTAAGAAATAATCACCATCAACTGCGGCTAATGGAAATGTTATTCCACTACCCAATAGTGTAGCACCATTTGGTGCACCTTCAACAGTTCCTATAAATGGTTTGCCTTTGGCAGTTTCATCCACAAATAAATGAGTACCTGCGGCATAATAAGGATCCTGTGGAACATTATTTTCTGCTTGTTTTATAATAGCATCTGAAATATCAATTTCATCTTTGTATGTACTGATGATATTTCGTAAATCGTCTTCTTCATCACCATAGCCAATAATATCTCTGTATTCTTGACTGTCGCTTATTGGACCTAATTTACATCTCCACATATGAGGCCACCAATTTGGATCAAATCCTTCTGAAGGCCTACTTGCATCTGTAATTACATAAAATCTGTTTATGGCATCTTTGCGTTCATCGAGTAATAAATCATCTCTCATATGAGGTAATTCTATAACATCGCCTGCCATAAGTTTTCTGCCTAATGTTGATACCATTGTGTCAATGTGAAAATTGATGAACAATGTGTCATTTTGTAAGAACATACCAAATTGTGTTAAATCAAAGTCTGAATCACTTACAGTATATGTTCCTCTGAGTTCATATATGTCATCATCATACTTTCTGTCTCTATTTTCTAAAAATAATACATCCTGTATGAATGTTTCACCAGTTTTTTGATCGCCGTCTGAGTCGTAACTGTTATCCTGCTGAGGTTGTGTAAAGTCCTTTGTGTCCCCTTGATCGTGAACACCCAGATATTTGTGTACATTTACCCCAGTACCACCAGCATAAATATTCTCCGCTACGATACCGCCGACAAACTTATAGTCGTTTCTTTTGACCGGATTCCATAAACTAATTTTAGGCATAACTGTATTTATCAGATTGACAACTGATTATTTTTTTGCTATTATACATTCATGGAAATTGCAGAATACATTATATTTGGTATTTGTATTATAGGTGTAGGTTACACTTCGTACAATATTGGTCACAAAGACGGCATAGACACAGGCATCAAACTTGGTGCTGGTTTTATGTATGAGAAGTTTTGGTCTTTGGGTAAACCACGTAAAAGAGATCCTCAAGTAAGATACATTGAAATGACAAAAGACGATATTATTTTATAATAAATCTTTATTTGACACCCTTTTTGCCAAAAATATTATATATAGTTTTAAAATTGAGTAATTATTGGTATGGCTAGAAAGAAAACACAGAGATCTATATATGTTACAACAGAGCCTGATTGGAAGACTCTTAAACTTGTAACGGATAAAGAAGAACAGGTAAAAGCATTTCGCAGTTGCGAATATTTTGCCAGGACAGAGGTTAGTAAAACTAAAGGACTGCCTATTGTAAAAGATTGGCTTAAAAACCACACAGGATGGACGCCAGAAGAAGTAAAGATTATTTTAGCAAATCCAGATTGGACATTTAGTTCATGCATTAGCACAATTTTTGTTTGGCACAAATTAGGTTATATGCCAGACCATTTAAGAGAACACTACGAAAAACGTAAAAACGAAGAGTGGTTACCACGTGGCAAAAAGGCTTTAGAAGAAAAGGTTGAAAAAATTGAGCAAAAATTAGCAAAGCCTGTAATCAGCATTCAAGAACGAATGAAAGAACAAGTAAGTGATTTATGCGGTAATATCGAAGGCTTCTTAGACGAGATGGTTGACGGTTCTAAAACAATTAAAGATTTTGATCCTTATAAAATGATGATGTCATATCAAACTGAAATTAAAGGTCCACATGCTAAAATTATAAAAGAAGAATTTGCGGCTCAACATGCCGAAGCACTAGAAGTATTAGAATGGAAGGACGAAGAACTAAAAGAAGCATACAGCCACTTCGATGCTAAAATGCGTAAAGCCTTCGTACAGTACTACGAAACGATTAATACTGCTTGTGATACTATCATAGCAACAAAAGCCACTACACGCAAGGCTCGTAAGCCTAAGGCACGGTCTAAAGAGGCTATCGTGAAGAAATTAAAGTATGCAGTAAACTTTCCTGAACTAGGACTAGCAAGTTTGCACCCAACAGACATTGTGTACGCAAATGAAGTTTGGATATACAACACTAAAACTAGAAAAATAGGTGTATATCGTGCAAAAAACATTGACCCTAAGAACATGCAAAGACCTGGTACAGGCATTATGGTAAAAGGAACAACATTACAAGACTATGACGAAGATACCAGCATACAAAAAACTTTGAGAAAACCAGCAGAAATGATTAAAGGATTTGATGCAGGCAAAATGAAATGCAAAAAATCATTTGAAGAACTTACTACAACCCCTACTAAAATGAACGGTAGATTTAATGAGCACACAATCATACTAAGAACTTTTTGATAAATAGTTGTATGAGTGCAACAGAAACCCCTAGAGATAGACTAATTACAGAGATCAAGTTACGATTAGGTGACGGAATGATCGATGTGGAATTAGATCCAGAACACTACAATCTAGCAATAGACAGAGCAATACAGACTTTAAGAAGTAGAAGTGATTCCGCTGTTGAAGAAAGTTATGCTTTTTTGCAAACACAACCAGATGTACAAGAATACACACTTCCAGGTGAAGTATTAAATATCAGAAAAGTATATCGTAGAGGTGTTGGTGGTGGTAATATAGGAACAGGCACAAACTTTGATCCGTTTGATGTAGCATTTCAAAACACATATCTAATTAATGCAGGTGTTGTTGGCGGTCTAGCCAACTATGATGCATTTACCCAATATAAAGAAACACTTAACAGAATATTTGGTGGAGATTATGACTTTACATTCAATACAAATACCAAAGTGTTAAAACTATTGCGTAAGATATCTATAACAGAAGACATAATGATACAGATTTCTAATTTAGTACCAGAACAAAATTTATTAGAGAATGAGTATTCTAGACCTTGGATGGCAGATTGGGCATTAGCAGAAGCAAAAATGATGCTCGGTGAAGCAAGAAGTAAATATACTTCAGGCTTACCAGGGCCACAAGGTTCAGTGCAATTAAATGGCGAGGCTTTAAAGCAAGAGGCCATGACTGAGAAAGAAAGATTACTAACGTCAATAATTAATATGGAAGAAGGAAATAAAAATTACGGCTTTGTTATAGGATAAATGAACACAATAGGATTATTAGGTAATATAGGATCAGGTAAAAACACCGTAGCACAATACTTGGCAACTAAAGGTTGCATTCCAACTTCATTCGCAGGCCCACTAAAAGACTTATGTGCAAATGTATTTGGCTGGGATAGAGATTTACTAGAAGGTGAAACAGACGAAAGCAGACAGTTTAGAGAAACTGTTGATATGTTTTGGAGCAAAAAATTAAGCATATCTAATTTTACACCTAGATTAGCATTACAATTAATAGGCACAGATGTAATGCGTAATCATTTCAATGAAAACATCTGGATCAGCAGTTTAGAATACAGAGTTAAAAAACTACATCATCAAAACGAGTGTGTTGTTATCAGTGATTGTAGATTTCAAAACGAAGTAAAAATTATACAGGCTATGAATGGCACAATTATTCTTGTTGAAAGAGAAGAAAAACCAGAATGGTATGACATTGCTCTAAAGGCCAATCAAGGCGATGCAGTAGCAAGGCATATAATGAATAGAGATTTCAAACAGATTCACGCCAGTGAATGGGATTGGATCGGCTGTCACATTGACTTTACTGTAAAAAATAATAGCACAAAAGAAGAACTTTTTGAACAAATAGATCAAATATTAGAAAAACTTCCAACAAAACCAGAAATATTCACTGAAAATACCATAGAGATAATTTAAGGTCTTATTTATCATTTTTCCTAAAAATTACTGAATAGTCATTTTTATAATACCACGATTATTGCATTTTTTAATAAATACATGTAACCAAACAAGGTATTATAGGAGAAAAATATGGCAACATTAGTATCACCTGGTGTAGACATTTCAGTATCGGACGAATCGTTTTATTCGCCCGGAGGTCCTGGAACAGTACCTTTGATTGTGATCGCAACAGCAAAGAACAAATCCAACCCAGACGGATCAGGTCTAGCACCTTATTCCAAAACTGCAACGGATAATCAACTTTACTTAATCACAAGTCAAAGAGAATTGTTACAGCAATACGGAAATCCACAATTCTACAGCACAGGAGGAACTCCACAACATGGTTACGAATTAAACGAGTACGGTTTATTAGCCGCACACAGTTTTCTAGGTCTGGCTTCAAGAGCATACGTTCTTAGAGCAGATGTAGACTTAGATGAATTAAAACCATTGTCAAGTGCACCGTCGGAATCCCCGGCAAATGCAACAATATGGGTAGACTCAAGTGCTACTAAGTGGGGTATCTTTACATATGACACATCTGGGACTATTTCCAAGTATGTAGAAAAAACAGACCCTAAGATTTTTTCAAAAGATGAAATTACTGCCGGTGGCGTACCAAAACCATCAGTAGGTAAAACTGGAGACATTGGAATCTTAGGTATAGATCAAAACGGTAAAGCAACAGCAGAAGTAGTATATTTCTACAAAGCATCATCTGTATGGCATGAGTTCACAGATGCAAGTACATTCCAATCAAACACTGGTAAAGACTGTCAGTTTGTTACACATTTAAACAGACCAACTGCACGAAAAGATAGTAGTGCTCTTCAAAGTGGTGATTTAATTGTACAAACAACATCAGCCGCAAGTGGATTAAAATATGGACTTAAAGTTTATAACACATCTACTGCTTCATGGGTCAGTACAACAGCAGAAGGTTATGCCAATTCAGCAAGTGCTTATGCAAGTACAAGTATTGGTGCTACACCAAATGCAGGTACTTTCTTTGTAGAGTACGATTCAGGTAATAAACTTGATTCAGATGTACATGGTAGATTTGCTTTAAGAAGACATAATGGTCAAAGCAGTTTACAAGTACAAAGTTCAGCCGCACTAAGCGACACAGCAATATCACAACAAACTGGTGGGTCAGATTACGGCATCAGATTGAAAATTAATAATAGTGCATCAAACATTGATGTTAAATTTAATACTGATACAAGTGGCGACGGTAATGTAAGTGTTGACGACATGGTTCAAGATATAAATGATGCATTAGCATCAGGAAGTGCTACAAATGTTGTAGCATCAAATGTATCAGGAAAAATTACATTAGTAGCAAGTGACGGTAAAGACATTGATGTTTTCAATGGTAGTGTAGGTGGTGTAGCATTTAACGTGTTCACAAACTTAAACATTGCTACTGGTAATTACAGTAACTTTAAAGTTGCAGACGTAACTGGAACAGTTGCAACAATTGATAGTAAAAACTATGAATTTGGTACTACTGCACCAGTAGGTGACTTAATAACAGGTAAACTTTGGTATGACAGTAGTTCAGCAGTTGACATTTGGTACAACAAAAATGTTGGCGGAACTGCAACATGGACAAAATACTCAGCAGACTACGATGTAAACGTAGCGGCGAGTGAGCCTACAACACAAAGCGATGGCGGTTCTTTAGTGGACGGCGACCTTTGGGTTGATTCAGATGATTTGGAAAACTATCCAAAAATTTACAAAAGAAAATCAAGTGTATGGATACTAGTTGATAACACAGACCAAGTGTCTGCAGACGGTATTCAGTTCTTAGATTTAGCATCATATGGTTCAGCATCTGTTGACGCAGACGCAATAGCACCAGCAACAGTACCATTTGGTATTTTAGCATGGAACTTTAGAGCCAGTGGTAAAAACGTTAAGAAATACTACACATCATATGCATACAGCGGTGGAACATTAACTAATGTATGGGTAAGTGAGTCAGGCAATAAAGCAGACGGTTCACCTTACATGGGTAGAAAAGCACAGAGAAAAGTTATTGTACAATCATTGCAGGCCGCAATAGCAAACAATAGCGAAATAAGAAGTGAAGTTAATTTCTATAACTTGATTTCCTCTCCTGGATATCCAGAATTAATAGATGAGATGGTTACTCTTAATACAGATAAGAAAGAAGTCGCATTTATTGTTGCTGATAGTCCAATGAGATTGAAATCAGATGCAACAAGCATGAAAAATTGGGCAACCAATGCCAATAACGCAAGTGAAAACGGTGAAGATGGACTTATTACAAGTAATCCATACGTTTCAGTACACTATCCATCAGGTTTAACAACAAACTTAGATGGTGCTAGTGTGGCTGTACCGGCTTCACATATTGCATTAAGAACATTTGCATTCAATGACAATGTGGCATATCAATGGTTTGCACCAGCAGGGTATCAAAGAGGTATCGTACAAAACGCAACTAGTGTCGGTTATGTAGACGGAACAGCAGGCGAGTTTGTTCCAGTTTCACTTAACAATGGACAAAGAGATACACTTTATGCAAATAAAGTTAATCCAATAGCAAACTTCCCAGGAAGAGGCTTAGTTGTATTTGGGCAGAAAACTCTTAACCCAACTGCAAGTGCATTAGATAGAATCAACGTAGCAAGGCTTGTAAACTATATTAGATATCAATTAGATATCGCAGTTAAGCCTTTCTTATTTGAACCAAACGATGGAATAACAAGATCCGGTGTAAAACGAGTTGCTGATCAATTATTATCAGAACTAGTTACACTAAGAGGTTTATTTGACTTCATTAGTGTTTGTGATACCACAAATAACACACCTGCAAGGATTGATAAAAACGAATTATACTTGGATATAGCAATTCAGCCAACTAAAGCAGTTGAATTTATATACATTCCGATTAGAATTCAGTCAACACTTGGTCAAACAGGCTCAGAATAAGATTATTCTAAAAATTATAAAGGGTGGATTTTTCCACCCTTTATTTTTGGCCGAAAAGAGATAAATAAATGCAATAGCATGTATAACATGTGATTAGGAGATCGAAAGATGGCAGTAACAAAAGATAAATTTGGTGTACCTATTGAAGGTGCTCGATTAGGTATCTTACAACCTAAACTCAAATACAGATTCCGTGTACTCGTAACTGGATTTGGAGCAGGTGGTAGAACCGATGAGTTCACAAGTAACATCGTGAGTGTAACTAGACCAACATTTAATGTTGACGAAGTTGAAGTTCACAGTTATAACTCTCGTGCATATATATCAGGTAAACATCAATGGGAAGCGATTAATCTCAGTTTAAGGGATGATATTACTAACCAAGTTTCCGCTTTAGTCGGTCAGCAAATCCAAAGACAATTTAACCATTTCGAACAAACTACCGCAGTTAGTGGTGGAGACTACAAGTTTGATATGCTTATCCAAGTCTTAGATGGTACAAATGCTGAGCCAACAGAGCAATGGGAACTAGAAGGATGTATGCTACAACAGGTTAACTATAGTGATCATTCATATGATGCCAGCGAAATTGTTCAATTAGACTTGACCGTCAGATACGATAACGCGGTACATGTGGCTGGACCTAATACACTCGGTGGTAAAGTTGCCGCAGGTGATCCATTCCCATTAGTATCACCACTACCAGCAACACCAGGCACTGGAGTATAATTTAGGCCTATTCTATAGGGAGAACCGATGGCAAAATTCTGGAAAGAGTTAATCGGCGGACAAGTTAAAAACGGGATTTATGTAGCCGGACCTAGACACGCAAGTAGTAAACTTGGTAGTTTTAGTTCCGGTAACCCCCCTCGCTTGCCGTTTCAATATATAGTTCATTTTGAACTAAACCCCACATTGCAGGCATTGTTTTTAAACACGACTGGGCCTTTTGATTTAGCACAAATGGTTAAAACAATAGACATGCCAACTATGGCTGTGACTATTGAAAAAAGACCAAAATATAATAAAAATGTTCCAGTAATTCTAACAAAAGAGTTCAAGCCGTTTAATGTAACGGTACATGATGATGTATCAAGCACATGGCAAGAACTATGGCAAGTATATTATAACTATCATTTTACCGACGGTAGACATACTCAAACAACACCAGGTATTGCAAGTGGTCAAATACAAGACTGGAATAGTGTCGTACATAATAGTAAATTAATAAGACACGAAGGCGACCACATGAGTCAATTTGATGGCATAGACATGCATGATGCAAAAAATTCACAATTTTTTAATAATATTCATGTATATCAAATACACGGCCAAACAGTACAACGTACAACAGCAGTCAATCCAATGATTGGTGACGTATCGTTTACGCCTCTAGATTATGCAGGCTCAGGAAGTTCACAAGAAATAACCTTTTCATTCGAATACGAAAAGTTACACTATTCTCCTGTTATAAATTTTGATTATGACGAAGAAAGTACATTCTTACAAGAGGCTATAGAGGATTATACTAAGTCAACGCCATTTAATCCAGGAGGGGATAGACTTAGAGGAATTGTAAAAGGGTTATTTGGGTTATCTCAACGTGCCGGCAATAGAGCCAAAGATTTGAGTGCTGTAAATACAGCAAAAAGACAAGACTATGGCGGCAGTTTAGAATCAATTAAAACAGCAGGGGCCGATCCAGAGGAAATTGGATTCTTTGGTAATTTAGTGCGTAATGCTGTAAGAAAAAAAGCAAATGAACTCACAGATGGCTTATTAAAGAAAAACAATAAAAATCTTAACAAGTTTAATATAAACTAATGAGTAATATATACAAAAATTTTGGAGTAGATTTTGATACAAATAAGTCTAATAACTCCTACAAAATTATATCTAAAACAGGTGAAGAATTAAATATTAATCCTGAAGTACTGCAAATAAAACAATTAACAACACAGGCAAACACAGTTAAAAACGGCCTAGACGGATATAAAATCGAACAGGTATTTGCAGATTTTAAAAGTGCTGGTTTGACAGACAAATTAGCAAACTTTTATACAATCACATTAAAAGAAATCGCAGATAGCACAGAAGTTGATGTACTATCACTTTATACAAAAGAAGATAACAAGATATCAATAAGCAATGATGTACTAAATCTTATCAATAATACTTTACCAAATTCAGTAAGATTTCAAAATTCTGTAAATACTACATCAGACAAATACGTTCGCCTACTTATAGGGGCGTAACATGGCAAAATACGCCAAAGGCACATTCGAACCACAAAACCCAAATAAGTATGCAGGTGCAAAATCTCCTTACTATCGTAGCAGTTGGGAATTAGCATTTATGAACATGTGTGATAGCCATCCAAACATTACACAATGGGCAAGTGAAAATATCAAAATACCATATAGACACCCTGTGACAGGTAAGCACACAGTTTATGTGCCTGACTTCACAGTAATTTACACTGATAAAAATGGCAAGAATCATATGGAAGTAATTGAGATCAAACCTGGCAGTCAAAGTACAATGGAAAGTGCAAGAAGTAGTGCAGAAAAAATACAAGTTGCTATTAATTTAGCAAAATGGACAGCCGCAAATGAATGGTGTCAACGCAAAGGTGTACGTTTTAGAGTGTTGAATGAGAATCACATATACATGAACACCAAGAAGAGAAAGAACTAAATACAACTATGACACGCAAACTGGAAGAAGAATTTAATTTACCGCCTATAGAAGACGTGTTACCTGCTGATACAAAAGAACAAAGCAAAGAAATCACAGAAGTAGAAGTTAAAGAGGCACTTACAAATGCTGAAAAAATAGATTCGGCACTACCTAAGGTTAAAGATTTAACAGCACATGACAATGAAATGGAAGACATTGCACAAAAGGCACTAGACAGTTATGACGAACTTATGAACTTAGGTATGAATGTGCAAGATGCTCATGCCGGTAGAGTTTTTGAAACAGCAAGTAAGATGTTACAAATAGCAATGGACAGCAAAAATGCTAAAGTTGACAAAAAATTAAAAATGATTGACTTACAAATACGCAAAATGAGACTAGATCAAACAGAAGGTTCGGAATCTAAAAGCGAAGGAGGAGTTATGGACAGAAACCACATCCTTCAAATTTTAAACAAAAAAGATAAATAACTACATAGGAGAGATTATGAAAACACCTTTTAAACAATTTATAACAGAAAGTTTTGAAAAAACTTTTAACTATAGAATTAAATTCGCTGGAGATATATCTAACGAAGGTATAAAGCAGTTGGAAAATATTCTAGGTAAATACGGTGTACAAAGTGTTAGTAGTGCTAAAAGAACTCCTATTCAAGAAGAACCTTTAGATTTTAAAAACAAAAAACTTAAAGGACCAACAGAAGTAACAAGTGTAGACGTTGTATTACAATATCCAATTAATGAAAGATTATTAGAAGTTTGGGTAGCAGTAAATATGCAAATGATGTCAGAGCATGTTGTTATTCAACCAGTAGAAAGTCCAAGAACATTAGAAGATGAAGTTACTAAAAACAGAATCGAAAATGACAAGGATAGATATGCAGACATGGAAAATGCCGAATTAACTAATGAAGAACAAGCACATTACGAAATTGAAAACAAAGATTTAGATTTTGCAGAATTAGGCATGTACGGCGAAGAGTTCAATTCTAAGTTTTTAGATGAATTACAAAAAGTTAAAAACGAAAAAGGTGCAGACTATTTCCGTAACTATCCAAGCAAAAGCATGATGATGGGAGACGACCTAAAACCTTTAGCAGACGCAGTAGGTTTAGCACACGATCCAAGTGTACAAGGTAACGAATATCACATTAATCAAGGACCAGTGGTACAATAATGTCAGAAGAAATTAGAAAATATATGTCACTGATGGAGTCATTTTATACTTCATCACCTTATGGAATGCAAGGTGCAGACGACCAAGATGACAAAGAAACAGTAACTTATAGCAAGACTAAGAAGCAAGGCGATAATACTGTTACTGTTAGTGCTAATGCTGACAGCATGGACGAACTACACGACATTTTAAAACTTGCAGGTATCACATTACCTAAAGGCAAAGATTCAGAAGAAGAACATGATCACGATGAAGAACCAAAACAAGGCGAGTACGCAGATGTTTGTGATGGTTGTGGAAAGCCTGGTGATGAGTGCGAATGTTCAGACTGCGATCAACACGGTGATGACGAAGAATCAAAAATGAAAATGAAAGTTATAAGTCTCAAACCAAAAGCAACAGGTTACGACCCAGTTGCTGGTGATAAAAAAGAGATTCTTAACGCATTAATGAATCGTTACAAAAGCCTGTAAACACTTTTCTTAACCAAAAACCCACATAAATAACTGTATGCCTAAAGGAACGCAGGATTATAGTTTAACCAAACGAGCATTTGCAAAGCAAAACTTCACTGAAGATCAAATCGTGGAATTACAAAATTGCATGGATCCAATAAGTGGACCAGCATTCTTTATGGGAAAATTTGTAAAAATACAACATCCTACAAAAGGTGGTATAGATTTTCAACCTTTTGAATTCCAAGAAAGGTTAATACACACTTACTCGCAATATCGATATAGTATAAACATGTTACCTAGACAGACAGGTAAAACAACGTGTGCGGCCGCATACTTACTTTGGTATGCTATGTTTGTCGCTGACAGCACAATACTTGTAGCGGCACATAAGCACACAGGCGCACAGGAAATTATGCAACGTATACGTTATGCGTATGAAAGTGTTCCAGATCATATTAGAGCAGGTGTAACAGAATATAATAAAGGTAGTTTGAGTTTTGATAACGGTAGCAGAATAGTAAGTGCTACAACAACTGAAAATACTGGTAGGGGTATGTCACTTTCGTTAGTCTACTTAGACGAGTTTGCGTTTGTGCCACCAAGGATAGCGGCTGAATTTTGGACATCATTATCACCAACATTAAGTACAGGTGGTAAATGTATAGTAACATCTACACCTAACAGTGACGATGATACATTTGCTAATATCTGGCATCAAGCAATCAGAGAAGTAGATGATCACGGTAATGAAAGCGATGTAGGCACAAATGGATTCAAAGCATTCCGGGTAAATTGGCAAGAGCACCCGGACAGAGACGAACTGTGGGCAAAAGCAGAACGTAGTAGGATTGGCGAAGAAAGATTTAGACGTGAACACGAATGCGAATTTATCATATACGATGAAACACTTATTGATTCACTTAAACTAGTTGATATGAAAGGAGTTGACCCAATTAGACGTAGCGGTCAAATACGTTGGTATGAAAACATTAACCCAAACAAAATATATACAATTACATTAGATCCTAGCACAGGAACAGGGGGAGACAATGCCGCCATAGTGTGTTACGACTTACCTAGTATGAATCAAGTATGTGAATGGCAACACAACAAAACACCAATTGAAGGGCAAGTAAAACTACTGCGAGACATAGCATTAGAAATACAGAGTTACGGTGCTAATGAAATATACTGGACAGTAGAAAACAATGCTATCGGTGAAGCGGCACTTGTGGTTATTAGAGACACTGGTGAAGAAAGTTTCCCTGGAACATTCCTGCATGAACCTAACAAAGTACAGGGCAAGAAAGGTCGCAAAGGATATCACACCCATCATAAAAATAAAATGGAAGGTGCGTTGGCAATGAAACGTTTAATTGAAAACGGTAAATTATCATTACGCAGTAAAAATATAATTAGAGAATTAAAAGAATTTGTAGCACGTGGTACAACATTTGCCGCAAAACCAGGAGGTAGTGATGACTTAGTTATGGCTACTTTAGTTACAGTAAGAATGATCACATACATAGCACAATACGAAGATGCTATATACGACGAAATAGAAACTAGTGTCGGCGGGGACGACGACGATTATAGCGGTCCTATGCCAATAGGTGTTTTATAATTAGTTTTTTTGATAAATATAAGTATGAATAATAAAGCAGAAATTAATACCAAAATCTTTGATTTCCTAAAAGGTAATGGATTAAAACTGACTTTAAAAGACGATCAAGGCAACGATACATTAGGTGTTGATATTGCTGAAAGATTTTTTAGCAGTGATCCAAATGTAATGGTCACTGTAGATTCAGCAGAAAAAGAAGTTAAGTTAAGCAGATCGAAGGTTGTCGATGAAGACATCATAAATAAAATACATAAAGGTATAAAAGAAATTGCACATAATGGTTTATACAGTTTTAAGTATAAAATCTATGGCAAGAACATTACGCCAAAACACGATGAGTATAAAGTGAAAGCAGAAGTAACAGAAGCAAGTCTAGGAAAAATGTATGGTAGCACCAAAACAAGTTACCAACCTCTGGACGCAGTAAAAATAGTTGTAAGACACAACAAACCAGTTAACGAAGAAGTCAGAGGATCAAGAAGTAGACAAATATCAAAGATCTTTATACAACGTGCAGATGAAAGATTTGCATTACCTCATAAAAGTTTAGCAGGTGCCAGAGCAATGGCACGCCACGTACATAATGGTGGCAATCCTTTTGATCAAGTAGGCAATTCAATTAATGAAATGGTACAAAACATTTCCGAATTGTCACAATTTGTTAGATATGTAGACAAAAAAGGATTAGTGAATGAACAAAATAACGAGTATGTACAAATAGCAAAAGAATCTATATCTACAATGAGACAAAACTTAAAACAATTAAGTGGAGCAAAGTCTTATGCTAAAGCAGTAGATACAATTGACGCAATGAATACATTGACATTAAGTGAAGACGAACACGATTTATCAGGTTTATTCACAGAAAAGCATGTTGACAATACTGTACAATCTGCATTTCCTAGCATTAATAGATTAGTTAATATTCAACGTTCAGTTGCAGAGTATATTGAGCATTCTATTGAAAATAATAGATTTAGTGTACCAGCAATTAACGAAGATGCTGTTGAATTTCCTAATAAAAAATCAGAAATTGCATACAAATTAAATACAATTAGTGAAAGCATTGATGACAAAATTTTAAAAGAATTTATCAACAACACAACAGTTAAGATTCTGAAAGATCAGAAACTTGACGAATTTACTGTAAACATGGTTAAGAAATTAATCAGTAAAGTAAATGAAAGAGTAGAAAGTAATATAGACCAAGATTTAGTAGAATTTGTTGATTTTACCGAAAAATTAAACAAAATCTGCTAATTTTGATATATAATATAGTAAAGTTAGTTTAAAAGAAATTTTAAATTAGATTACATAACATGGCAAAAAGAGGTTGACTTCAACTTCAAAAGGCATTATAATAGGCAAACAAGTGTAAGAATTAATATTACACGACATGGCAAACAAGGAGAAAAAACATGGCAACATTGGCTGAAATACGAGCAAAACTAGCCGCAATGGATACTAAACCAGGCGGTTCACAAACAGGTGGCGATAATGCTATCTTCCCATTTTGGAACATCTCAGAGGGCACTAGTGCTACAATGAGATTCTTACCAGACGGAGACCCCAACAACACATTCTTTTGGACTGAACGACAAATGATTCGTTTACAGTTCCCTGGCATAAAGGGTGGTGACATGAAACCTACAACTGTACAAGTACCTTGTATGGAAATGTGGGGAGAACAATGTCCGGTTCATAATGAAATCAGACCTTGGTTCAAAGATCCTTCATTAGAAGATATGGGTCGCAAGTACTGGAAAAAAAGAAGTTATATATTCCAAGGATTTGTGGTAGATAGTCCACTTCAAGAGGATACAACTCCAGAGAATCCAATTAGACGATTCATTATTGGACCTCAAATATTTAATATAATCAAGGGTGCATTAATGGACCCAGACATGGAAAACATTCCAACAGATTATGTAAATGGCACAGACTTTAGATTAACAAAAACCACAAAAGGTCAGTATGCTGACTATTCAACAAGTAAGTGGGCAAGGAAAGAAAGATCATTAGATGAAAATGAACTTGCCAGTGTTGATACACATGGTTTATTTGATCTTAAAGATTTCTTACCTAAGAAGCCAACAGCAGAGGAAGTAGATGTTATTTACAACATGTTCCAAGATTCTGTAAATGGCGAACTTTATGACAGCGATAAGTACGGTAACTTTTTTAGACCTATTGGCCAGGCCGCACCTGCTAAGGTACAAACACCTTCAGCACCGGCTCAGGCTCCAGTGACTCCAGTAGCAGAAACTACTCCGGCACCAGCACCAGCGGCTGAGCCTGTAGCACCTGCACCGGTAGTTGAACCAGTAACAGAAACAGTAAGTGCTTCTGCCGAAAACACTTCTAATGAAACTGGTAAAGCATCTGCAGATGACATCCTGCAGATGATTAGGAATCGTCAGCAGTAGTTGACGACTAGTAGCCATACTTAGGGATTTGAATACTTGGTCCTGTTTACTTCAGAGAACTAGTATGGCTACATTTTTAAGGAATAAAAATGAGTACATTATTAGCAATAGGTGATAGCCACACATTTGGTGCAGAAATATACGGCGAAGGTGACAATCGTCCTGAATCAATATACAAGGCTTACCCAGAAAAATTAAGACAACTATTAGAAATAGATGAATGTGTTAATCTAGGCCAACCTGGTGCTAGTGTTATGCGAACTGAAAGACTATTAGTCGAATACTTAGCAGGTAACCCTAAACCAGACTTAGTTATACTAGGTTGGACTTGTTTGGGTAGATTTGAATATGCAGACGGCTTTGACGATGACGGTTCTTATCATTATAATTTAGTGAACAGTTGGAGAGCACCGGAAATGACAGAAGGCTCAGAAAGGTATGAAACATACAAACAGTTTTTACCTATCTGTTTAGCAGAAGACTTATTAGCACAAAAATATAGGACATTGTATATATGTGAAAATATATGCAAAAACAATAACATTCCATATCTAATGTTTGATGTAATGACAAACACAAAGGATGAAGCACCACTAGAAGACGAAGACGTAAAATTTTGGTCTGGTGATCACCCAGTAGATAAATCATTACATAATGCAATAGATAAAATCCATTACATGGAAACAAGTTATTGGGACTGGATAATGAGTGGACAATTTCCAGAAGTTAGAATTAACGGAGGCCATGCCAATGAGGCAGGACACGAAAGATGGGCACAGAAACTAGTCGAAGAATTAAAAGAAAGAAATATATACGGAGTATAAAATGCAAAAACCATTTGATTTAAGTAAATTTAGAACCGGCATCACTAAAAGTATTAGTGGTATTAGTGCCGGTTTTCATGATCCAGTAGATTGGATCAGCACAGGAAACCACACACTCAACTATTTGATCAGTGGTGATTTTAACAAAGGCGTACCACTAGGTAAAGTTAGTGTGTTCGCTGGTGAGTCCGGTTCAGGTAAAAGTTTTATTTGTTCGGGTAATTTAGTAAGAAACGCACAGGAACAAGGATGTCAGGTAGTGTTATTTGACTCAGAGAATGCGTTAGACGAAGATTGGCTAAAAGCACTAAACGTTGACACAGATCCATCTAAACTATTAAAAATTAGTGTATCAATGATTGACGATGTAGCAAAGGCTATTTCAGAGTTTATGAAAGACTATAAAAGTAACTACGGTGATTTAGAGTATGAAGAAATGCCTAAGTTGTTATTTGTTGTTGATAGTTTAGGTATGCTACTTACACCAACCGATGTTGCTCAATTTGAAAAAGGTGACATGAAAGGTGACATGGGTAGAAAACCAAAGGCATTAACAGCCTTAGTTAGGAATACAGTTAACCAACTAGCACCTTATCCAATTGGATTAGTTTGTACTAACCACACATACGCATCACAAGATATGTTTGACCCAGATGATAAAATCAGTGGCGGACAAGGCTTTGTGTACGCAAGTAGCATAGTGGTTGCTATCAAGAAACTAAAACTAAAAGAAGATGCAGACGGAAACAAAGTGTCTACTGTGCAAGGTATTAGAGCGGCATGTAAAGTAATGAAGTCAAGATACAGCAAACCTTTTGAAGGTGTACAAATTAAGATTCCTTATGAGACCGGCATGGACCCATACAGTGGTATGTTAGAAATGTTAGAAGCAAAAGGTATTGTAGATAAAGTTGGTAACAAACTCTCTTATGTTTCACCAGTAACAGGTGAAGAAATTAAAGAGTTCAGAAAAGGCTGGACAGGAGATAAACTTCAGGTAATTATTGATGAATGGGGTCAAAATCCTAAAGTAGTTGCAGAAGTAGTAGAAGATGACTTTGATGAAAATGAAATTGACGACCCTTCAGTATACGAGGAGAATGTTGAATGATAGATTTAACTTTAATAATAGAATCTTGGGAATGTGTTAAACCTTCGGTAAACGTTAAAGAACGTGACGAAGTTTGTGCTAACTTGGTTAGAGTATTTGATGATCAAGGAATGGTAGACTATGACAAAGTAAGTATCAATGACTGTGATAAACATTTACGTCAAGCAATTGAAGAATACTTTGAAGTAGAAGATCATGAAGAAGACGAAGAGGACTGGGATTAGTAATGGCAGGATGGTATAACAAAGTATCTGGTAATTTAAGTAACATTGTAGATGCAATAGATTATTTTGAAGAAGAATTACTAGAGGCAAAAAAAGAATGTTATATCAAGGGCAATGTGGAACGTAATAGTGCCTCATTGCCTGGCATTACAGAACACAGGTTCAATCAATTACAAGAAATAGAAGCAATTCTAGAACACATAAACATTCAATTGCGTAAAACACGCAGTAAAGTATTTAGAAACTTTTTAGAAAGTTATAACAGACAGTTAACCTCAAGAGATGCTGACAAATATGTAGATGGCGATGATGAAGTAGTAACACTAACATCATTGGCTAATCAATTTGGTTTGTTACGAAATAAGTATCTCGGTATAATGAAAGGATTAGACACCAAACAATGGCAGATAGGACACATAGTGAAATTGAGGACAGCAGGTATGGAAGATATATCAATTTAGATATATTGGATGACTTACTTGAATCAATACACGAAATTAAAGAAGAAGAAAAATTCGTACTATCGTTAGACGAATCTGTCGAGTCAACATTAGAAGATGTATTAAAATCTTATCTCAAATGGCACCAAGTAAAAGTAATACCTAATGCAAAAGGTAAAAATGTCTTTGCTACATTACATCAATCACCTAGTAGACTAATACTAGAATCAGACGAAAAGAAATCTTTTTCATATTTTTACGACAACTTAGAAAAAGATATCGACGTGTCTAATGTTAAAAAAAGTATATTATCATTAACAGGTTTTTTTGATATAACGTTCCAATCAACTAATAACGGCAATGATATTTTTACATCAATTATGACCGCTAGAGAGTATTTTAGACACAACATGTTAGCACATAAGGATTGTGTTATAACAGTTAATAATGCTGACATGCACACAATAAATGCATTATCAAACTCTAACTCCACAGGACTTGCTGTAGGATATACAGATAATAAAATTGATATTGACACATTAAAATCTCATTGCAAAGAATCAGCAGAATTTATATCTTGTATTATATTACCAGATGAAGTTGAGAACATAAAAGATATATGTGACGTTGTAAAAGATTACAATATATTTGTAATTAAAATTGCATCATACGAAGATTTTTTACGTGGTAAAGAACTGTATAACAATGGCGTCGATATAATTGCATTTGGACCTGTTGCAACTATAGAAAAGTTGCATTACTACTTGCCATATCATAAGCAAGACAATACCGGTTTTTCTTTGGGGTTTGGTACTGTATCGCAATCAGGATACAACAGAAGAAGTATTGAAATCTGTAAAAGTATCATATGAATAAGATTGACATCACACACATTTAATGTATAATAAACTTTATGGCTAGACAAACAAGATTAGAAATAAGAGACGAAGTAAACATTAAGTTTCACGACTTAGATGTAGCCACACGCAGAAAACTTTCTGATACTTGCAAATACTTTTTACCATATGCATATCATATGCCGGCTTACAAGTTAGGTCGTTGGGACGGCTTTATGAGATTTTGTGATGTCGGTGGTAGGAGTTATTTGAATTTATTAGACCAACTTATTCCAGTAGTAACTAGTTTGGGTTACGAAGTAGTGTTAGATGACAAAAGAGAAAAATGGGATTTTGAGTTTGAGGAAGTAAAACAAGACACATATGAAGAGTTTAGTTGGCCTAAGAAACATCCTGCAGAAGGTTTGCCTATTATACTTAGAGATTATCAAGTAGAAATAATTAACAAGTTTTTAGCAAACCCACAATGCATACAAGAGATTGCCACAGGTGCTGGTAAAACTCTAGTAACGGCCGCACTTAGTCACCAATGTGAGAAGTACGGTAGAACAATAGTGATAGTGCCTAATAAGGACCTTGTAACGCAAACAGAAGCGGACTACAAGCATTTAGGACTTGATGTTGGTGTTTTCTACGGGGACAGAAAAGAATACAATAAAACGCACACAATTTGCACTTGGCAAAGTTTAGAAATACTACACAAAAAATCTAAAGCCAAGGAAGCAGTAGACTTTGATATCAGTGAATTTATTGATGGTGTAGTGTGCATAATGATTGACGAAGTACACAAAGCAAAAGCAGATATTTTAAAACAATTATTAAGTAGTGTATTTTCTAATGTTCCTATTCGCTGGGGACTAACAGGTACAATACCAAAAGACCAACACGAAGCAGTTGCAATGACTAGCACTATAGGACCTGTAATAGGACAATTAAGTGCAAAAGAATTACAAGACAAAGGCGTACTATCTAACTTAGAAGTAAATGTATTACAGTTAGTAGACACTCATGTAGGATTTAGTAACTATGCACAAGAACTAAAATGGATAACAACTAATCCTGAAAGAATAAAATTCATAAGTCAACTTATCAATGGCATGACTGATAACGGTAATACCTTAATACTAGTAGACCGAATAAAAACAGGCGAATTACTTATAGAACAAAACCCAGACTGGGTATTTGTAAGTGGTGGAATGAAAGCATCAGAAAGAAAAGAAA